ATGGCGATAGCAGCAAATTTCCTGAAGTTTCCCCAAGCGATGGCATTGCAGCTGCCCCTGCGCCTGGGCAAGCCCGTGTGGAATACCAAACGCCCCAGCACGCGCCGTGGGCGTGCGTTCCGCTCGCACATCGCGGCTATGGTGAAGGCCGTTGGCTTGCGTGTAGAGCCAGTAGTGAAGCCGATTCCGCAGTGGTGGAAAGATGCACAAAAGCGCGCCCGAGCCTTTGCGAAAGAGGTGCGCGCTGATTTGGTTGAGCTGGACTTTCAAAAGCCAAAGCAATTGCCAACAGCAAATAAGACAAGCATGTGCGCCTCCAGTCACATGATCTGGCAAAAACGCGTGAACGCTGGAACAGCAGCCTGGGCTTAAAGACTGCCAGTCAGGTTGAGTTGTGCCGTTCGCGCTGCACGCGTCACGGCTTGCTGCGCTTCGTGGTTTTGTACTGCGAGCGCGTGTTTGATTTCTGAACTGTTTTGGGTGGCCTGATCGACCGGGTCAGGGGTCTTGCTTTGTGCTTGCTGTACAGGTGCTGGCGGACTGTACGCATCAAAGCGCGGGTTATTGATCGCAATAAGACATTCATCATGGTTTAGCCCTGCATTGGTTCCTTGCTGCGTGAAGCACTTGCACTCACCTTGAAAGCAGACGCCGCCAGCTACAACCGGGAACGCTTGTACCTTGCGGACGTCATCAAATGCAGGAGCAGTTTCAGGCATGTTGGATACGCGGGGTATCCAATCAACGCGGTCGTCGATTTTTTTAACTGGTGAAGATGCCGGGGGAGGTGCTAGGCCAACAGAGGCAGCAAGGCCAGAAGCAATGGCCGGGGCTTGCTGGGTGATCGCGGGTTTGTCAGGCTGTGGGGGTACTGGGTCTGATTTAAAACTGCTGTAGAGGGTCCAAAGCAGGTAGATCAGAGCAAGGATTGCAGCGCCGACAAGATAAAGCATAACGGGCCTGTTGCGCACAGGCTTGATATGCATTGATGCGCTTTTGTACTTGTCAAAAACATGTTTAGGCAGGGTGTAGCGGCGTTTGTTTTCACAGCGCTTCCAACTGTTGTTGGTGTCGCATTCAGGGAATTCATAGAGCCATCTGCCCATCCAGCCTGTGTCTCGGATGTGCAGATGACGCCCGACCAATGCTCGAACGTTGGAGTCAATTAGTTTGACGTTTTGGGTAATCAGGATGAAATCAATGCCGCGATGGCGGTGGGTTTCCAAAGCAGAGATGCAGTCGGGAACCTTAGCACCGGGGCCGCGTGGGCGCCATTTACGCTGAATCTCATCACAGATGATGAGAGCACCGTCAGGCACCTCGGTGTGCCATTCCATAACGTCGAGTTCGTAATGCTCCAGCAGCAGGCCGTTGAGGTTGTCAACGTAGAGAGGGCGGTCAGCGTATTCACGCAGGAGCAGGTCAACCGCTAAAGCGGTTTTGCCGGCTCCAGGGGTTCCAGTGATTACCGTGATCATTTAGCCCCCAATGAAAGCAATACGTTTTGCAAATCGGATGGATGCAGCAGCGACCATGGCACCGAGAACGATGCCAACGGCCTTTGGTACTTCTGCGATAGCCAGAAACTGCAATACCTCAGCAGGCATGGAGTTGTAGGCAGTGCGGATTTCATTGATAGCGTTATGCAACGCGTAGAGGATGGCGCCGTAGGTCACGATGCCGAAGCCAAGTGCCACCACCGCACGGATGATGGCGTACATCATGATGTACTTAAGAATTAAGCCCATCAGTCACTCCTGGAGGAAAAGAGAATCCATGCCGCCCAGAGCCATGCGAATGCAAGTAGCAGGTTACTAATTACCGATAGCTGGTCACAGAAGGGTTGCCAAGAAATCTGGCGGCCGTGGAGGGCGTTACCAATGTTTGGGAATGCAGGGCAGGACTTGGCACCTTGGAATCCGGGGATGGGGTTGAAGTCCAGATCAATTGCCTTTTCAGGCAATTTGGTTTCGTCGTCTTCGTGCTTTAACTCTTGGCAGGCAATAACCGTGGGGTACTTCTCACAGAAGTCGGTTTTGTCAGGGTCTTTGGGTTCGTTGCCAGATGGGCCGCCGCCTGTGTCGGGCAGTGGCTGGGGTTCACGTGATGGCGGTGCGCTGGGGTCTTCGACCGGACGGTTTACAGGGGTGGTTTCGACTTGCCAAGGACTACCGGGGGCCGGTGCTGGCCTGACCTCAACACCGGGCTGCACTTGAGGCGGGTTTGATGGGCTAGGAGCCTCAGAGGGGTTGAAATTGGGATTCTTTACAGGGTCACCAGTGGGGATGAAAACCGGCTGTATGTTGGGTTCCTCTACAGGCAGAGGCACGGGAATGTGCTTGGGCACCTCAGAAGGCATAGGGTGCTTAGTGAGCTCCTCGACAGCCTCCTCTTGCGTGACTGTTTTAGGTGGGGGAGTTTGAACGCAACCAGCAGGTGTTATGTACCAACCAGAAGGACAAGCAGAGGCTTGACGCCAGACACTGCGATAAGGATTGCCATATGGAGATGGAACATTGCAGCCAAGATCACCATCAGGAACACCACCAAGAGAAGCACAAGCTTGTACTTGAGAGTAAAAAACAAAATTCCCAAACGTAGTCGCCCACATGTAACCATCAGATTTAGGAGAATCAACAGATGGAGCAGTCCAAAGGCCAGAAATTGGGTCATAAAGCAGGCCAGCGAGGCCGAGCCAGCCAGCGATGGTTGCAGCACCCCGAAGATAGGGGTTGAGCATGATGGCAGTGGCTGCTATGCGGGGGGCATTGGCAGCAAAACGCATCGTTGCGGGCATGGAGACAGCACGCCCGCCAACATTCAGGGATGCATTGGTGGAGACAGAACCGCCAAGGAACGATGCACCATTAGCAGCCTTGGTGCCAGTAAAAGCGCCACCAGCACCGCCACCAGCAGACCAGCCAGAAGGGGGCGTTGCTTGCGCATAACCAGCGAATGCAGAGCCAGCAGAAAGGGCTAATGCTGCAATTAGCCCTTTGAAATAATGATCCATAGAGCACCCAGCCATGCGATTGAGAGATAGATTGCGCCTTCAGTCATCGGAGACACCAATACGAGCGCGCCACAGAATCATGATTCCGTAGACGCTTAAAAGGCCAAGGGTCATGGCAGCAAGAATGGGGGATACGTCAGCCATCGTGAGTAGCTGGCATGGCTGCGGCTCCTGAGGAACCTCAAGCACCGTAGCCATGCCCCCTGCAAGAGGTTGCAGGGAGTAAGTCACCGAGGTTTCAGAAACACCCGTGACATGCACAAGGTGTGCTTGTCCCGCGTGCTCCAAAACCTTCCCAGATTCGGCGGACGCTTTCGCACTCAGAGCTTGCGCTTTCGTGTTGAAACACGTTCCGCCGATCTGGTACATGGCAGTGCCTTACTTGGAACGCCACAGCAGCTTGATTGCGAAGATCGCAAACAAGCCGAGAACCACCGCAGCAGCGATCAATTCACCTTGCGAGAAGGCTTCTTCGACCTTGGCGACAATAGTTGCACCATGGGTTGCAGCTTCCTGAGCCATAGCGCCAGAGGACAGAACCAGAGCACCAGCAGCAGCGCCCACCTTGTTACCGTACTTGCGTACAGTGCCGATAGTTGTGTTCAACATAGAGAGTCTTTCTCGCCTCAGATTGATGAACTTCTACGCCTAGAGGCAGTCAGCGAAGAAGAGAAAAAAAAGATCTGATAAACAGATAAAAAAACTGTAAAACGGCCGTAAAACAAACGACGCCGATGAACCAGATAAGCCAATCCATGGTTAAAGCTCCGAAAGGTCTACGACCTGCGCCTTGTGAAATGCATCGACGTGCTCGGCGATCATTTCGGCAGCGGTTTCAGCGTCAGGAATGGCGCAAGCGTCTTTGAGCAACATGACCCAGCGCGGCTGACCGTCGTCAGGATCAGGAGCCAGAAAGGCACCTGTAAATACCGACTGGATCACGTAGGCCATGGGTTAGCCCTTCGCCAGCGGTCGAATGTCTACAAGGGTCAGCTTGGAGCTGTTTTCAGCACCTGCAACCATGTCGAAAGTGGCTTCCACCTGAACGCCACCGGCAGGCCATTTGTCTTTCATGGTTTTCCACTTTGCGAACTCGGTAGAGGTGCCGAGCTTGAAAGGACGGGTCACTTGGCCGATGGTTTCCCCGGTCGATTTCTCGCCAAGGTCAACTGCCAGATGGAAGGTGGTGGAGTCAAACGCACGAGCTGCACCGCTCGCGGTTTCGAATTCACCCTTGGAAGACTGGATGCCGATCAGAACGGCTGGAGCTGTAAAACGCATGTGATTTCCTTTGTGGGCTTAGGCAGTCAGCATTCCGGCTTGCCCTTTGCCGGTGACCGATTGGTAGCAATTGGCAAATCTGGCCGCGATCTCGTCGCGGTCAAACTTGCGCAAGCGGTTGGGGAGTTTTCGGCCTTCGTCGAAGAGTTCGGCGAACACCTTGAAGGGGAGGTACTGGAAAGCCAGCAGGGCAGCGGGTGCGGCTGTTTCGATGAACCAGCGCACGATGCGGGTTACCTCAGCATCAATGGATTGCTGCTGTAGGCGTTCGGTGCATTTGATAGGCTGGGCTTGGTACTGCGCACCATGCTCAGCCAAGATGGATGCATGCCAGTCGGAAGCACCCGCGAAGAAGTCATGCGGACGGCGGAGAATGTCGGAGGGGATGACGCGTTTTTGGTTGCCGTAGCGCAGTTCCACACGCCACCAGTTCGAATCGTCATCGCAGCCGAATAGCTGCTTTCCTTTTTCGTAAGCGTTGGTCAGCTTGCCGCTTTCGCGTGTGCCGATGTAGAAGGACGAGCCCTTGCTTTTCTCGTTCAAATCTTCATTTGCACGACCAGCAGGGCGACGGCCATGGCAGTCCATAGCGCCGCTCAAAAAGTCAGATTTGACGCGCTCAAATCCACCTTTTAGACCGTCGAAGAAGTCCAAGGCCAAGTCAGCACGGGTGATGAGCCCACAGTATTCGTCGATGAAATCGGCCATTTTTTCGCGCCAGCCGTGCTGGGCGAAGGTGCAGCCCATGCCTTCAAGGTTCAGGTGAACCGTTTTGTCCTGGCTGCTGCGGTATTTGCCGTTGGAGGCAGAAAGAAAGCCCACCCAGCCGATGGGATAGCCCTTGCGGGAGAGGGTGTAGCGGTACTTGTAAAAGTCCCGACCGGGGAGCAGTTGGGATTCAATGGCGAAATCTTGACCGAGGGTTTGGGCAACCTGCTTGCCCAGCTCGTAAGCACGATCAGCGGCAAACAGCTCGTCCTGGGTGAGTTCGTTCAGATGGGGATGGACGACCTTTTCAAGGTCTGAACGCTGGCCGGAACCAAAATACAGGTCTGTTGGGTCTTGGATATGCTTGGGAAAGAGCACATCGACCGAGGGAGCGGGGCATTTGCGAAGCTGGAAAGTGACGCGAAGCCAATCAACGTGGACGAATGAGCCTCGCACTGCGCGCTCTGCCATGAGTCGCACTTTGATTTCACGGCCTTCTAAGACCAAGGCAGATTGCTTGGTCATAGAACGCGCCCTGTAGAAGTTGTCCCCGTGTTACCAACGGGGACAGCTGGCAAGGTGGGTGCTGTGTTTACGTCATCCCCAAAATTGATAGCAGAAGATTGGACTTCGCCCAGCAAGTCAGAATGGCAAGAATCGCAAATGCGGGGCTCTTGCAGCATTGCCCACAAACCACAAGACAGACAAGCGGCCTTGTGCTTGGCTTGGTTTTCAGGTGATGTAGAGAATTGCTGCATTACAGGCTTCACTTTTCAGGGAAATTGAAGCCGCAGTATTCGTCATAAAGGGAATTTAAAAATGTTGGTAGAAATACTTATTGCAAAAGCTGCTGAAAGACAGGGCTCAAAAAAAGCAGTAGCCGAAATGCTTGGTGTTTCCAGCAGCTATCTGTCAGATTTGAAGTCAGGCAGGAGAAAAATTCAACCTGATGATTTAGCTGCAATCGCACATCTGGCGGGGTTCAATGCTCTTAATTTCCTAGCGTTGGCTACCCTTGAAGGAGCCAAGGGGACAGCAAAGGAGAAGGTGCTGCAAGAAGCCTTGGGGGAGTCGATTCGGCAGCTAGAAAGTACGCTCCTAAGTGGTTCAACCCCCCTGAAATCTAGCAATAGTCGAGATATACAATGTATATTATGTTAAGTCGCTTTTAAGGGCTATCCGACGCCAATTTAAGCACCCCGCCTTGATGCTTCGCATTGCTTGAAATGTGGTCAATCGCGACAAGCGCAAGCCATGTTTCGAGCACCTAAAAAAGCACAATTTCCCCACCTCCTAACCATGCTGGACAACATCGCCAGCAGTGATACAGAAATCGCCAAATTTCTCGAAATCACACCTCAAACTTTGCGGAAATATCGCCAGAAAGGCCAAGCGCCGCGCTTGGTTATGTTGGCACTGTTTTGGGAGACTGTTTGGGGTCAATCCGCAGCAAACTGCGATGCCGTGAACTGGGGACGGCTCCAGTTTCAGGAAAATGCCATGCTCAAGCGCCAGAATGCCAAGCTCAAAAAGCAGATGGCGGAACTAGAAAAGGCGCTTGCTTCGGTCGACCAGGCAGCGAACAGCCCGGTTTTTGAAATTCGCTAAAAGAACGTTTTGGCTAGTTTGTAGACCACATAGCCGAGAGCAAAAACCAAAGAAACCAGCAGCAAAATGCCGATGGAATAAGGCGTAGTCTGATGGGCTTTTGAATCAGTCTGATCGACTTCAATGTTGATGGTTTTCCCAGACGCCTCCAGCTCGCGCAGTCGCTGAGAGTAGTCACGGCGATCCGTTACACCAGCATGGTGACGGTGCCTGTCGTGGTAATAGTCACGATCCTGAATGCCCATAGCCGCCCTCCTCCTTTGGCGCAATCATAGACAAGACATGCACGAATGAGCACGAGGGCTCTGCAGCCTAACCCGTAAGCTAAAAATCCCGCGCCATTCGCTGCGCTCGATGTCACGCGATTTTCGGACGCTTACTAGATGAAAAAAGAGCACCTTCGTACCCTATTCAGCTTCACCCCCCCCAAGACCCCATGCGCGGGCGAGGGGCACTTGGGGGGGGCGAATTGAGAGCATGAATAGGGTACTTCGGTACCCTTTTTTGTGGGGCTAACGACGACTGCTATCCCCCCCGCCCCTTACGCCTCCGGCCTAAGGGGAGCGAGGAGACCCAAGCGAGAGGGCAAACTTTTAAACACCGGGGGCAATCATGGCAATCGCGAAAAATTTCCTGAAGTTTCCAGAAGCAATGGCGCTGCAATTTCCGCTGCTGCTAGGCCGTCCAGTGTGGAATACAAAGCGCCCTACTACACGCCGTGGGCGCGCTTTTCGTGCGCACATTGCGGCTGTTGTGAAGGCTGTTGGCATGCGTGTCGCGCCAGCCGTGATGCCTGTTCCTCAGTGGTGGAAAGATGGCCAAAAACGCGCCCGAGCTTTGGCTAAAACGGTGAAAGCAGACCGCATTGAACTGGACTTTCGCGCACCGATCAAGCGCCCCAGCGTAATGCGCCAAATTTACTTGCTGGGTTTATCTGCGTGGATTTAAGGGCTACACGTTTGACGCATCCTTGACTGATGGCCGATCAGTTACCACGACGGGCTTTGCCTCCGTGCCCGCGTTGGACGCAGGAGCATCACAAGTCACAGGACGGCTTTTACCCTCCCAAGTCAGCACGGCCATGCAATGGGCCAGCACCTTGAAGGCATAGCCAGCAGCCTCTAGTTCCCCTGAATTCACATCGAAATGCACGCGAGAGCCTTGCGCGATCGACAGCCGATAAACCGTGCCTTTTGATGGCATATGCATCATGCCGACCATATGCACCGTTTTACCCTCCAAGGGCTCAGGCATGGCCGCTTTAGCTGGCTGTGCTGGTGCTGGTGCAGGCGTGCCAGCATCGGGGAGCAAATACGGGTTTTGAGCAATGGATGAAGAAGGCACATGCACGGGCGTGCCGTCTGGTTTGATGTCCACCAGAGTTTGACCAGGCGGAACTTGCGCGATTGCTTTGGTGAATGTCTCCACATGCGGGGGCTTAGGTGCAGGTTTGAGGTTTGCCCAGAAGGCATAGACCACCGCCAAAGCGCTAAGGCCGAACATGATGTTGCGGGAGCGCTTTACCTTGGTGAATGTGCTGGAGAGGTCACGGACACCGGATTCAATGACAGTACCGCCCTGCGTGTGGCTTTGGTACAGCGGGAAATACTGTTTGAGGTATTTACGCTCATTGACCTGCACTTCACCGCCCTTGTACCCGGCCAAGACCTTGCGAATGTACTCGTCAGACTTACCCAAGAAATGGGCCTTGTGCACGCGGATGTGAAACTGTGCCAGACCAGCGATGTCCTCCTCCAAGGCCTGCATGCGCTGGGTCATCAAAACGACATCTGCACCATAGTGACGATGGAGCTTGAACCACTGAATTACATCGTCAGGTGTGTGGCGTTTTTTGCGGAGGTTCTCACGGGGGAAAGAGACGTGACATTCGTCGATCACGTACAGGGGGCCGATGTTGTCAGGGCCGCGCCAATCGTCGTAGAAGTCCCAGACATGACCAAACAGCTTAATTCCTGCTGGCGGGTGCATTGCAGGCCTACCCTCGAACTCGAATGTCTCAAAGCGATCAGGGCCAACTCCTAAATCAGCCTCCTCATCCTCAGGCATGAGGAACTGGCCGAGCTTGAAGCAGTTTTCACCACGGTTTGCGGCTTCGGCGTCCCACATACCAAGCACCGGGCGGGGAGCCTTGCGAATGTCAATCAAATCAGCATAACGAGCGTCGAGCTTGACAAAAGCGTCAATATTCAGGGGAAGGTTTGTAATGACCTTGCGCCCCTTTTTTAAGGCAGGCAAGACGTGGTAGACAACGGCCTCATAACTCTTTCCAGAGCCGGGAATGCCCTCTAGTAAATCAATCATGAGCCAAGCCTCACAAATGGAATGAGTTGCAGCCCGAAGCGAATAAGCAAGGCGGCGCCAATGATGGTCATGGCCTCCCCAAAACCAAGCAGCATCAGGACGTTAAGAATCTCAGCAGGCAACTGAGAGAATGAACCGATGGCAGTGCTAAAGCCCGAGACATCAATAGCATCAACAGCAGTAAAAACGATGCCGAGCGCTGATTCAAAAGACCAGCAAACCAAATCTGTGAGGACATGCCAAATAGCCTGAAATATGGCAACAAATAAATCAGCAAACCATTTAACTACGGCAGCGATTTTGGCAAAAAGGGTTGTGAACATTCCACCCATATCAACCCCCAAATATCAAACGACGAACGGTAAACAGCGTGGTAACAATTACGATGATTTTTAAGATGGGCCAAATCCAGCAGAAATCCTGCCCAATAGTATGAGTGCCCATGGAGCCACCGGGCGTCCAAGTCAAATCAATCGTCCAAGAGGGACATGTACCAGCACCGGAAATGTTTGGAGTTAATGCGCCGATTAACTGAACAAAAGAGGTTGTATTAATGCGGCTTTTGAAGTCGTTAAAAACACCAGTCAAGCCATCAGGGTACTTTTGTTTGTAAAGCTCAGGAATGCCAGTTAAAGGGGTGTCGGTAGCGTTTTCTTCCGGAGCTTCATATTTTTCTGTCGTTGTCTCATTAACAATGTTGGTTATGTTTGTAACATTGTTGGTGATTGAAGTTGTGGTTTTGGTTTCCTGCGTTGTAGTCATTGAAGGGCCAGTTGCAGGGCCACCAGAAGATGCAGGAGACAAAGGCGCTGGGCTATAGGTATTTTTTGCGGTTGTGGTTGTTGTAGTTGTCTGAGTGCCGGAATCAGTGGGGCCAGTGTGACCAGCAGGAGCAAGGGTTGTTGTGCCGGGGAAAAGAGACACAGAGGTTTTAGTCTCAGAGGTTGAAACTGGAACAATTGCAGGGCCTGTAATGCTAGTACTGGTGCCATCGGTAAATACATTGCCACCGTTCTTGACGATTTCAGCAGTCATTTTTGCCCAATGGTGATTCCAGCCTTTGCCCGTGTAATTACTCTGCAAATAAGTTTCTAAAGGCTGAGAAACGTTTGGTGCTGTACCTTGACAAACGCCATTTACAACAGGTTTACCGTTAGAACAGGTAGAAGGTTGACGCCAAACACTGCGATAAGGGTTGCCATATGGAGAGGGGACATTGCAACCCAAATCACCATCAGGAACGCCACCAAGAGAGGCACAAGCCTGCACTTGAGAATAGAAAACAAAATTACCGAACACAGTAGCCCACATATAGCCGTCAGATGTTACGACAGATGCATTAGGGTCTGGTACATCTACAAATAAATCGCCATCATCGTTTTTCTTAAGCTGATCAATACCCCAATCAATTAAAGCATCACAAAAAACAGCACAACCAATTGAAGCGACAGCTAAATATGGATTAGGGCCAGCAGCTTTAGCAGCTTCTTTAATTTTGCTTGCTGCACTTGCTGAAACCTTTCTAGGGTCTATATTAGGTTTTACTGTAACAAGTGCATTAGAGTTATTTTTATATGGCATTGCATGCGATGCAGAAGCCTTTGGTTCAACGTCTGAAATATCCAATATCCAGCCACCACGCAAAACGGTGGATTGAGGACTTGCAGGGTGCACATGGTGGGCATTACCAGAGCGGACAAACTCTAATCCGTTCCAGTTATAAATGCTGTCAATTGCGTGGGCATTGAATGCAAGAAGGCCCACAAAGACAAAAGCAAGGGATTTAATCAATCGCATGACTTAATCCCCAAAACCAAAGCTAAAGCGCTGATCCCACCTATCAGTGCAATCAATGCATAAGTCAAGATGAGAACAGCGCTAGCAGTCATAGCGCGGCCTTAGACCTTCTTAACACCGCGCTTGGCCACGTCGGGGCCCTTGAAGGCCAGAGCGATGGACACAATGATCAGACCCATTGAGACCACAGCAGCCACGATGCCATCCAGACCGACGGATTCGATCATCTGCACGATGGGGTTGGTGCTTTGTGCAAAAGCAGGGGCAGCCACCAAAGCGGCAGTGGACACGGCGCCCAGGCGGGCCAGAGTACGGGATTTCAGCATGATTTTTCCTTTCAAAAAAGATTGCCGAATACGTGCCAAAAGCGGCACAGGAAAGCCACAAGGGCTTTGCTCTGCACTTTCAGATTTTTCTAATCAGCCCCTTGGTTAGCCCGATGCCATAGCCCAGCAGATAACCGCCAAGCACAGGAACAGCGCCGTAAGAAGCAACCAAGAGCACCGTCTGCGCATCAAGCCCAAGAGCAGCCGGGTTCATGAGCAGATCGACAAGATCAACCCACAACATGGCCGATTCAGGACATGGAGACTGGTCAACGGTGCAGGTAAGAACACGCATCACTCAAAACCGTGATCGCACTCAGGGCAAACATAGGTGCCGACCAAGTCAGGGGCGTCCTCGACGTGCTCCTCAAACTCGTAGACGTCAGCCTCATGGCCACATTCAGGGCATTCCATAAAATATCCTTGATGGTTGTTTTTGCAGGACCCCCCGCTTTCGCGGGTCCCCCCGCAAAAACTTTTAATGAAGGGTTTGAGCATTGGTTTGATGGCATGGGAGCCACATAAAAGGGCCAGCAGCTTCTATCGCCCGAGGGTGTCGCCGCACTCTTGCAAAGCGCGTAAAACCGCCGCCCGTTGGCGCGAATTCAGCGAGGAGGATTTCGCCAGTAGTAGCGTTTTCGTATCCGCCTCCCTTCGAAGGTCTCCAGCGCTCTGTGATGTCAGCATTGCCCTGCACATACGCAGGCCACATAACCCAACGACGAATGCCCCGGCCAGAGACATCAAGACCGCCACAGCCGTGAATGCGTGCTCCACGTGGAAAACCTCCAATGTTTTTGGATTCGATCTTTGAGGCGTACTTCATGATGTAAGCCACAGGTGCATGGGATTCGAGGCGGTTGCTCATGCCATGGCGCCACATTGGCGAATTCCATGTGACGACGCCGCGAACGGTTGATTTCCAAGGGCGATCGGCCTTTGGTGGTGTCAATGCGTTGTCGAGCCAGAGGACAACGTGGTAATGGATGACGCCGCGCTCTTGAAGCTCTGCACACCAGACATAGCGGACTTTTTTGGAGCCTGTGCGGCTGTAATGCCACTTACGCAAGGCATCCAGATAGCGGCTGATGTGCCATGCGTGCCATTGGCTGTTATCGCCACGGTATGTCAGCGTCTGCATCCAGATACGCTGGTTTTTTGCGCCGAGGTTGTGCAGGCACTTGGCAGCAACGCCCAATGACTTGCGCAGGCGGGTAATTCGGGCCGCGTTTTTGTCAATTTCTACGGTCTCAGCTTCTGCCAGCAGTTGCTGAAAACTTGCGTTTTCTGGGTTCTTGCAACTTGTTGAAACTGAGACAAGCCCGGCGGCTACGCCGCCAAGCTGGGCAGCACGTGTGCACTGCTCAGTATTGAAGGCAGCTTGAGAGCGAGCGCGGAAAAAGTCAGCAGCAATACCACGCTTGCGATCAACCAAAGCTTTAGAAGGCCTGAATGCAGCCCACTCAGCCTGGAGGGCAGCAGACACGTGCATCTGCTGGCCTGCATAGTCAATAACAAGCGGCTGGTACTGCATTAGCGCACCCCCACCTGAATCAAATAGTTGCCCTGCTCGCGGAGACGGCAAGCAACGTCAAAGCACTGGCGGTCATAGTCCGGCGGAAGCTCACGACCAATGCGGGGGTAGTCGAGCATGCGAGCGCGAGCGCGCAGGGCTTCGAGCATCTTTGCGCCGTTGGATTGACCAAAACGCAGGGAATCAGGGACGGGGGCAAGGCGGCCAAGGCTCATGCCCTCCCCCGGTTTGCCAGTGGTGAGGACAATCATCAGGCCCCCGACCCAAGGTAATGACGAAAGAAGAAGAAAAAGAAATCAACCCAATCGGTGACTGGCTCAAATCCCCTCTCTACTGCGTATGCGTTAAATCGCTCACCCATCAAGCGAATGAGAAACCCCATCAGGGTGAGAGAAAAAAGGAGCAAGGGGATAAGAGAAAGAGCCCTAGCGGTTTCTCGATACCGAGGGAAAAACCAGAAAGCGACAAGAGGCAGGTAACAGACACCGACAGCAGTCATGCCAGTAACCAAAAATTCAAACGCCGGAGTCATGAGCAAGACCCCGACTTGCAAAGAAGGTACAGAGCCTTAGAGCCAAAGCCCAAGGCAGCACCGAGCACAACAACGAGAAACAGAGCTTCTGAGGTAGACATCAGAAGCCCTCCCCGCCAATTGGCACATCACCGGCCCAATAGGTAACGTCGCAGAAGCAACCACCATCGGAGCCAGTTGTGAGGGAGACAGTCACACGGTCAGCCTTGACATCGTGCGTGCCGTTGAATTGAGCGAGAAGCGACAGCAAGGCCGCTTCTGCCATGGCTTCACGCGCTGCGTGTTCCATGATGTGCCTTTAGGCCTGAACGGCTTTGGGCTTGAGAGCGACCAGCCGGGGGCTGATGCTCAGATTTCCGCTACGGTCGACATAGACGGAATTGGGGGCCAAGGTGTATTCACCAACAGGCCAATACATGGGGGCACCCTGCTCGTTCTTTTCGAGAACGATTTCCACCTTTTCAGGATAGGGATTCGGATTTCCATTGCGGTCAGCGGTATGAGCCCAGACCGTTTGGAAATTCATGTCGTAAGGCTTGCCAGAGGCTTTTGCTGTGCCGCGTTGGTTGCGGACTTCGGTCGACTTCACCGAGATTTGAATCATGCTTGCTCCTAATTAGTGCTGGATTGCACTTGCCACCCCCGCACGCGAGGGTGGGAGGTGAAATCAGGCAGGCTTTTGGGTTTCAGACAGCTTGCGGAGATACTTCGCCGTGTATGCCAACACGCGCCGATGCGCAGGGGTCAATTCGTTATGGTCAATTCCACCCAACTCATTCCAGATACCGCAGCAGCCAGTGATGACAGCCGTTTCATGGCCGCGATCGAAACCACGTTTAAACGCGCTCTCGGTGCCACCAACGTCACCTACAGAGCTGGTATCCGAAACGAAAGCGGCGTCATCTATAGAGAGGTGGTCATGGACAGCCTTGATCAACTTCCAGCCCTCACCAACCGTCTGCGCAAGCTGGGACTGATTGAGGAAATGGACGAGGAAGGCTGCATGGTTGACGGCTACGACGTCACCTACAGGTTCAAGTGAGGTGCCCGCCACCTGCCCCACCTCAGCGGGAGCCGCAACGCTTTCGCTGGGGCTTTGTTGGGCAGGGGCAGGACTTAACTGGGTGCAGTGTGGGCAGATGCCTGTGGCAATTGGCAACGTTGCGTTGCAATGTCTGCATTTAGGGAAGTTGAACATGCTTGCGGCTCCTTTGCATCACAGAACGTGACGAAGCCGAACATTACTACATGTGACGGAAGAAGCGAATATGATCATCACATGTCGTGTTGCCGATACAACATGTGATGGAGGCTCTATGCAAACAACCTTGGAACTGTTAAACGCAGCTCTAAAAATCAAAAATTCTTCAGCTTGGGCTGCTCAACTTAGCCTCAGCGAAAACGCCCTAAGGACAGCAAAACATCGCGGGAATCTAAGCCCAGCAATTGCAGGCGCACTGGCTGAAGAATTGGGCGAGCCAGTAGAGAAATGGATAGTGATTGCAGCACTTGAAAGCGAACGTGAAAGCGCGTGCAAATCGCGCATGGTGCGTAAATTCATTACCGGAGCCGCACTAGCCGGAACGCTGATGGGAAGCGCGGGGGCTGCTACTGTTAATGCAGCAACACAGTCTTTTGCAGACAGCCAGTCTGTATATTATGTTAAGTCGCTTTTGGGGCCGATTTAGCAGCCGAAACAAGCCCCAAGCTTTGATGCTTCGCATTGTTTGAAATGTGGTCAATCGCGACAAGCGCAGGCTATGTTTCGAGCACCTCAAAAAGCATAATTTGTCCACCTCCCCACCATGGCCAACAGCCTCACAAGCTAGGACGTTGTACATAAATCAATTGCGGGGCGTGGACATCCAAGCGCGTTGTAAATTCACCTGAGCCAAGAACTTGATTGCTGTTTGAATCGACCAGCAACTGCAAGCCATTTGTGCTTGCGGCTATACGGAATATGGACATCCGAATCCATCTGTCGCCTGCACAGGATGCTGAAGTCAGGCACTGCCCACACAAGCACACGCAGCTGAATCAAGGACTCCACCAAATCGGCCAGAACGCAGCGCTGCTCCGTTCTTTGCCTTCTGCGCCAATGCACTGTGCTGCCACACTTACTTGCGGGTCAAGCGCAGCGCCCGCTCCGACAAGGCTCTGCGCTGCAAAGAACGACCGCCCCGGTTTTTAGTACCTGCTGCAGCTTCGGCCTCATGGCTCTCTGTAGTGCCGCTGACTGCTGCTTGCGTAAGCTTGAGCATGGATTTGAGTTCTTGCACATGCTCCTTGCTCAGCGCCAAAGCCTGTTGGGCACTCAGATGGGCCGTTTGACTGGCCAGCAGCTCTTCCTCTGCCGCAGCGCAGCGCGCTTGCAGGGCTTCGTAGCGGGTTTGGGCTTTGTGCTCCGCCTCTTGCTGGGCCTTTTTGGCTTTTTCTGTGTCTTGCCGACTGCGGTCCAGGTCGGCCAGCATCCGGCGCTCATTGCCGGCAAATTGCTCGGCCAAACGCTGGCGCTCTTGGGCTGCGGTTTCCAGCTCTTTGGAATGCTGTTCACGCAGCTGCTCTTGCGCAGCGCGCAGCGCAGCTTGCTCCAAGCGCTGTTTTTCCAGCAGCACATCGCGCTCATTGAGTTGTTGCTGCATTTCATTCAAACGGCGCGATAGATCTTCGCGTTGGTCTTGCGCCAGTTTCAACGCCGCATCCATGGCCATTTTTTGCTGCTGCATGGCCTCCTCGCGCTGCTGCAGCTTGGTTTGCTGGGCTTCCAGCTGCTTTTGCACCGCCTGGGCCGCTTCTTCGCGGGTTTGCAGCGCCTGCACGGCAAGCGCTTGTGCCTGCTGCATGGCATTGCTCCATAGCGCCTGCGCGGCCTCCAACACCTCGGTCGGTACGGAATTGCGCAAATCCTGGGTGTGCTGATTCAGGCCCAGCCGCGCGCCCAGCGTGGCAAACCATGCATCCAGCATGGGCGCCACGGTGTTGGGTGAACCCCGCCCCATGTGCTGGCGCACTTTTTCAATGGTGGGCTTGTGCCCCTCGGCCAGCAAGGCGTCGGCGGCGGCCCAAACATCGGCTTCTTGAATGCCTCGCGGCGTTTTTGGTGCTGTGGATTGCATGGTTCTTAGATTACCATCGATAAGAGATTGTTATCGTGAGTTGTTAGATGTTATTATATAACATCACATGTAATACATGTTATTTAATACATATTCAGTGAGAAAAACTACATATGCGCAACACACACCTTCTGCTAGCGGAGAAAGAGGAACAAGGCCTGAGCCTGCTGAGCGACAGCACGCTCCACGCCCTCAAAGAGCTGCTGCGCGAAGGTGAAGCCGCCAACACCGTGCGCAGCTACCAAAGCGCCATGCGGTATTGGGCGGGCTGGCACCAGTTCCGGCTGGGGCAGGCCATTGCCCTGCCCTTGCCGGTGGATGTGGTGCTGCAATTTATTGCCGACCACGCCCAGCGCAGCACCCCGTATGGGCTGCGTTGTGAGCTGCCCCCGTCAATCGATGCGGCGCTGGTGCAATCGGGCTGCAAGGCCAAGCTGGGTGCGCCCAGCCACAACACCCTGGTGCACCGTGTGGCGGTGATGAGCAAAGCGCACCAAAACCGGGGCATCCCCAACCCTTGCCATGATGAAAAAGTGCGTGAACTGCTCTCGCGCACGCGCAAGGCTTACGCCAAGCGGGGCGAGCGGCCCCAGAAAAAATCCGCTATCACCAAAGACGTGTTGCAACAACTGCTGGCCACCTGTGACGACAGCCTGCGTGGCCTGCGTGACCGTGCTCTGCTGCTGTTTGCCTGGAGCAGCGGGGGGCGCCGCCGCTCAGAAATCAGCAGTGCCGATATGCAATACCTGCGGCAAATTGGCCCGGGCCAATATCTGTACGAGCTGGCTTTCTCCAAAACCAACCAAAGCGGCGCAGACTTGCCCGAAAACACCAAGCCCGTGCTGGGTGCGGCAGGCAAAGCCATGGCCGATTGGCTGGCTGCCAGCGGCATTACCGAAGGCGCCATCTTCCGGCGCATTCGCAAAGGCGGGCACCTGGGCGAGCCACTGCAAGCGCCCGCCGTGCGCGCCATCGTCAAAGAACGCTGTGCGCTGGCCGGGGTGGATGGTGACTTTTCTGCGCACTCGCTGCGCTCGGGTTTTGTTACGGAAGCGGGCAAACGCAATGTGCCGCTGGCCGAAACCATGGCGCTCACCGGCCATCAGAGCGTGGCCAACGTGCTGGGCTACTTCCGCGCAGAATCCGTCATCCACAACCAGGCAGCGCATTTGATGGATGAGGATTGA